AATGGGATGAGGATCGCAAGATATTCAAAGATAAACCTATACACGATTGGACATCACATGCTGCTGACGCATTTAGATACCTAGCTGTATGTTGGCAAGAAGAAGCTAAGGTTGAAAAGAAAGACGACCAACCTAGAGGATTACATGTAGGTAAAACAGAAGTAACATTAAACGAATTATGGGATACAGTCCCTAAAACACAAGGTGGAAGGATATAAAATGGCAGGAACAGCACAAAACGTAGGTGGTTATAAACAAATCTCAGCAACAGGTAACGTATCACCATTCGGTGCTAGTTTACTAGGCATTTTTGTTTCATCAGCTACAGCAGGCACAGTAACTATTTACGATAGTGCCACTACCACAACAACAGCTAAAGTAATTGACACAACTACAGTTATAGGCGGTACATGGTATCCAATGCCTGTAGGTACAACTTCTGGCATTTATGTTGTTATTGGTGGCGTTGCTAGCATTACTGTGGTATTTGCATAAGCATGACTAAAGTAGAACTTTACCTAAACGTTGTCACGCAGTATGACAAAGAGTTCTCCAAATGGATGAACCGTACTGACAAGATATTGCGTAGATATAGGGATGAACGTCAAACCAATTCAACCCAAACACGATACAACATGCTATGGGCTAATGTAAACACGCTAAAAGCTGCTACATTTTCACGCATGCCTAAACCAGATGTATCACGCAGATTTAAAGACAATGATCCAGTAGGTAGAGTAGCATCACTTATTTTAGAAAGAGCAATGGATTTTGAGATTACTCATTATGGTGATCTTAAACATTGCTTAGAAGCATCTGTATATGACAGATTTTTAGGTGGTCGTGGATCAGCATGGGTTCGCTATGAACCTAAGATTGAATCTATGGATTACTCAGTATCTGAACAAGATGAAGAATCAGATGAAGCCGCAGAATATTTAGATTCAGAAGCAGCTCCAGTAGATTATGTCCATTGGAAAGATTTTGGTCATGAGCCAGCTAGAACATGGGATGAAGTAAACAAAGTATGGCGTAAGGTCTATATGACACGCAAAATGCTTGTTGAACGTTTTGGTGAAGAATTAGGTAACAAAGTACCATTAGATTCATCACCTGATGACCAAAAATATAAAGACTCAGATGGCATTGGTAAAAAAGGCCTTGTCATTGAGTTATGGGATCGTGAAACAGAAAAAGTATTATGGATTTCTAAATCACTTAATTTAATCCTAGACGAAAGAGATGATCCGTTAGAGCTTGAGGAATTTTTTCCATGCCCTAAACCACTCTATTCAACAATCACTAATGAAACATTAGTACCAATTCCAGATTTCACATTATATCAAGATCAAGCTAATGCTTTAGACATACTCTCTACACGCATTTCTGGCCTTATAGACGCATTAAAAGTTCGTGGTGTGTATGACGCATCAGAACCAACATTACAAAGGCTATTTACAGAAGGTGAAAACAATACACTTATTCCTGTTAAAAATTGGCCAGCGTTTTCTGAAAAAGCTGGACTTAAGGGTGCGATTGACATTGTTGATATTACACCTATCGCTATGGCTCTTAAAAATGCTTATGAAGCTATGGCACAAATTAAGCAAGAAATCTACGATATTACTGGTATATCTGATATTATTCGTGGTCAATCTAATGTTATAGAAACAGCCACATCTGCTCAAATCAAGAGCCAATTTGCATCATTACGTTTAAAAGAATACCAAGATGGCGTAGCTTTTTATGCTTCTAACATTCTTAAAATTAAAGCACAAATTATTTGCCAACAATTCCAACCAGAAACATTAATTAAAATTGGTGGAGTTGAACAATTAAGTCCAGACGATCAGCAATTAATACCACAAGCTATTGACATGCTTAAAAACAATCCTATGCGTACATTCCGTATAGAAGTGGCTACAGATTCTATGCTTTATCAAGATGAGCAACAAGAAAAAGAAGATCGTGTTGCTTTCTTAGGTGCTGTTGGTACATATTTAGAAAGAGCTACACAAGCTGCTCAAGCAATGCCACCAGAAGCTACACCTTTACTCATGGATCTGTTAAAATTTGGTGTTACAGGTTACAGAATTGGTAGAACAATTGAGGGTGAGTTTGATAACGTGGTAGATGCAATTAAAGAACAAGCTAAACAACCTAAACAACCTAAGCCTGATCCAGAAATGATGAAAATTCAAATGGAAGCACAAGCAAGACAAGCTGAGTTACAATCAGAGGTTCAAGCTAGAGATCACGAAATCCAATTAGAAGCTCAAAAACAACAAGCACAAGCTGAAAATGATATGAGAGAACGTCAGCATAAAGCAGAATTAGATCAGGCATTGGCTAGACAAAAATTAGAGTTTGATACTTGGAAAACACAACTAGAAAATGAGACTAAGATTTTAGTAGCAGAATTAGATGCTAAAACAAAACTCAAACAACAATATATGCAAGCTAATCCATTGGCTGATCCACTTGTTGATATTGACCATAACGGTAACATGCACCTTACAGATGAAATTCAAGGCGTATTGCATGCAGTTAATCAAAACGTGGCAGAACTTATTCAAGCTAACCACATGCACAATCAAGAATTGGCTGCTAAACAACAAGCTGCACATGAAGCTCTTGTAGAACACATGACAAGACCTAAGACAGTTGTTCGTGATGCGAATGGTAAGATTATAGGGGTTAAATAATGGCAATAACCATTAAACATGCCAAGACGGACACCATAGCGGATTGGACACAATCAGATTTAGATGCACAAATTGCATTAGGTAACTTTCCACCTGGTACAGTATTAGCTGACATTGTTTTACCATCTGATTGGAATAACGATCACACAATATTAGGTACAGTTCCTATTGCTAACGGTGGTACTGGTCAAACTACAGCTATAGCAGCTATCAATGCTTTATTACCTAGCCAATCAAGTCAATCAGGTAAAGTTTTAAGCACAGACGGTACAAACACATCATGGATTGCAGCAGGTGGAACAGGCACAGTAACTTCTGTTACAGGCACAGCTCCAGTATCAGTAGCAACAGGCACTACTACTCCAGTTATATCTATGGCAGCAGCCACAGGTTCTGTAAATGGATATTTAACATCTACAGACTGGACAACATTTAATTCTAAAGCTCCAGCAACATCAGGCACATCTATCCTTTATGGTAATGGCTCAGGTGGATTTAGTAACGTAACAGTAGGTTCTGGATTATCATTTAGCACAGGCACATTATCTGCTACAGGCGGATCAATGGTATATCCTGGTGCTGGTATTCCTAATTCTACAGGTTCAGCATGGGGTACATCATATACAACTACAGGATCAGGAACAGTTGTAGCATTACAAACTGGTGCATCATTAAGCAATCCAACAATTAGTAATTATGAAGATTTTACATCAACATCTGCTCCAAGTTATACAGCAGGTCGTTTATGGTATGACAGCACACAAAAGGCTTTAACATATTTTAATGATGTTACTAACAATCAAGTTCATATTGGCCAAGAAGTACAATTAAAAGTAATTAATAATACAGGATCTACAATTGCTAATGGCGTTCCTGTATATGTTACATCTACATCTAGTGGTGCAAGTTATCCTAATGTTGCATTAGCACAAGCCAATAGTGCTTCTACATCAGCAGTTATTGGTCTTACAAATGGTTCTATAGCTAATGGTGCTACAGGATATGTAGTTACTTCAGGATTATTAACACCTGCTAATACAGGATCATTTGCAGTAGGTGATGTACTTTATTTAAGTCCATATTCTGCTGGTCAAATGATGAACACAGTTCCACCTACAGGATATGCTGTTCAAATAGGTACTGTAGCTTATGCAAATACACCTAATGGTTCTATTTACATAAAACAAACAACACCACTTGCTGTATCAGCATCTACAATTGTAGGCCAAGTAGCATTAGCTAATGGTGGTACAAATGCTAACTTAACAGCAGTAAATGGTGGTGCAGTATATTCTACAGGATCAGCATTAGCAATTACAGCAGCAGGTACAAGTGGTCAAGTATTAACATCTAATGGTGCAGGTGCGCCAACATGGACAACACCTACCACAGGAACAGTAACATCTGTTACAGGCACAAGCCCTATTTCATCATCAGGCGGTGCAACTCCTGCTATTAGTATTAGCCAAGCTACTACAAGCACAAACGGTTATTTATCATCTACTGACTGGAATACATTTAACGGTAAACAAACTGCTTATACAAATTTAAGTACTTTTGGTGCATTAGCTAATAGTGTTGGATGGTTATATAACAATGGTACAGGTACATTAAGCTATTCAACACCAACAGCAGCTCAAGTAGGTGCAGTTCCTACTACAAGATCATTAACTATTAATGGCACAGCTTATGATTTAAGTGCAGATAGAACATGGTCAGTAGGTACAGTAACATCAGTAGCAGCTTTAACATTAGGTACATCTGGTACAGACTTATCATCTACCGTAGCTACAGGAACCACTACACCTGTTATTACATTAAATGTACCTACAGCATCTGCTACAAATCGTGGTGCATTGTCATCAGCAGACTGGACTACATTTAATAATAAAGGTTCTGGTTCCGTTACTACAGTTTCAGTAGTTTCTGCTAACGGATTTGCAGGTACAGTAGCAAATGCAAGTACAACACCAGCTATTACGCTTACAACATCTATTACAGGTGTTTTAAAAGGTAATGGTACTGCAATAAGTGCAGCAACAGCAGGCACAGATTATTCAGCAGGTACATCAGCATTATCTACAGGTATACTTAAATCTACTACTACTACAGGTGCATTATCTATAGCAGTAGCAGCAGATTTTCCTACATTAAACCAAAATACAACAGGTTCAGCAGGTTCAGTAGCTAATGCTTTAACAGCAGGTACAGGCCTTACAGCTTCTGCTACATATAATGGCTCTGCAGCTATTACATTTAATGCTACTGGCACTACAATAAATTCACAAACTACTGGTTATACATTAGTAGCAGGTGACGCTGGTAAAACAATATCAATTACAACAGGTGGCGTAACAGTACCATCATCTGTATTAGCTGCAGGAAACATAGTAACTATTTACAATAACTCAGCTTCATCACAAACTATTACGCAAGGTGCTAGTTTAACTTTACAATGGGCTGGTCAAACAGCATCTACAACAGGCAATAGAACATTAGGTTTATATGGTATTGCAACCATTGTATATATATCAGCAACACTAGCAGTTATTACAGGATCTGGATTAACGTAACATGACAATCATGCAGATGTTGTTGTTTAGTCCACAAGCAGGCCCATATACAATTACTTATTTAGTTGTTGCTGGAGGTGCTTCTGGTGGTTCTAATACAGGTGGAGGTGGTGGAGCAGGAGGATATTTAACATCAACTGCTAATTTAACTCCAGGTTCTGTTTATACAGTAACTGTTGGTGGCGGAGGTGCAGCACAAGCAACAAATGGAGCAAATGGTAATAATGGTTCTAATTCTGTTTTATCAGGCACAGGAATATCAACTGTTACTTCTATAGGCGGTGGTGGTGGTGGTGGTTATAACAATGCTGGAACAGCTAATGGTAGCTCAGGTGGCTCAGGTGGCGGTGGCGGTGGTAATGATCTTGCAGGAGCAACACATTTAGGTGGTTCAGGAACTTCAGGTCAAGGAAATGCTGGTGGAAATGGAACTTCAGCTGCATCTAATTATGGTGGTGGTGGAGGTGGTGGAGCAAGTGCTGTTGGTAGTGCTGCAACTTCTACAAACTCAGGTAATGGCGCAAACGGAAATTCATCATCTATTACTGGATCAAGTGTAACTTATGCTGGTGGAGGTGGCGGTGGCGGTTATAATAATGGTGGAACTGGTGGCACTGGCGGTGGTGGTAATGGATCAGGTTCAGGAAATGGTACCGCAGCATCACCTGCAAATTCTGGCGGTGGCGGTGGAGGATCAAGAGGTGGAGCATTTACTTCAGGAGCTGGTGCTTCAGGAGTAGTAATTCTTTCTGTTCCTACTGCAAATTATACAGGCACAACAACAGGAAGCCCAACTGTAACAACTAGTGGATCTAATAAAATATTAACATTTACTGGTTCAGGAAGCTATACAGCTTAATATATTTATATGGCACATTTTGCAAAATTAGAAAATAATATTGTTACCCAAGTTATAACGGTAAATAATATTGAATTATTAGATGAAAATGGTAAAGAAAGCGAAATAAAAGGCATTGAATTTTGCACAAATTTATTAGGTGGAATTTGGAAACAAACTTCCTATAATAACAAAATACGCAAAAATTATGCAGGTATTGGATATATATATGATGAAAGTCGTGACGCTTTTATATTGCCACAACCATACGCTTCATGGACATTAGATGAAATAACTTGCCAATGGAAATGTCCAGTAGACTATCCTATAGATGATAAAAATTATATGTGGGATGAGGAAAAACAAAACTGGGTAGAAGTTTTTTAACTTAATTAGGTAAAATATGGCATTTTCAGGATTTCAAAATAGTGCGTATCAACATAACGCATTCCAGATCATTGCGAATTATGCACCAATACCAACTATAACGGTCACTAAAGGTGGCTTTAAAAAAGAACGTACACATAATAGGTCATTTAAACAAACTGTAAAAGAATCTTTACACGCGTTACTAGATGAACCAAAAGTAATAGAGCAAGTACAAGAAATAGTATCAGAGTATTCAAACTCTAAAAACTTAACTTTAAACTCTATAGATTTAAAACTACTTACACAAAATGTAGCAGCAGCAGAACGTATTATTATGCTTGCAGAAAAGTTACATTATGAAAGATTAGAAGCACAACGTGAAATGGATGATGAAGAAGCAATACTTCTTTTAATATAATGGCTAGATATATTCAAGATCCAAAAACACACAAACTTATACCTGCTGAAGAATATTATACAGAACAGGTAGACTCACACTACATTATGACTGACTATCAACCTTATAAGTCTATGGTAACAGGTGAGATGATAGATGGTCGTAAAGCACATAGAGAGCATTTAAAGCGTCACAATTTAGTAG